TTTAAAACGCTTGAAGAATTTGCACAAAACTTGCCTTTAATTGGCTCAAGCATTGAAAACGCTCGCCAGCGTGTACTGTTTGATTTCAATAAAGGTGTTATCAATAAGGCATTGGGCAAAATAGATGACAAGTTACCCGCCAATGTCATTGGACGAGATGCAATTTCTTACGCATCCGATCAGGTAAGCGCTCAGTATGACGATGTGCTGTCAAAAATGTCTTTTGATTTAGACTTTAAAACGACTAGCGACATTCTTGGTTCTTTGAGCAAAGCTAAATCATTAGATGCTAACCAAAGACAAAAAGTTACTGAAACTTTAAACGACATTGTGTTTGGAAAGTTTGCCGGTCAAAAGATTGATGGCCCAACATACAAAGGCATTGAGTCTGATTTACGCAAAAAAGCGGGTAACTATGTAAACAGTGCAACTGCTTCGGAAAGAGAAATTGGCGATGCCCTGACAGATGTTTTGGGTGTTCTTAAAAAAGAGCTGTATTCTCAAAATCCCAAACAGACGTCCAAACTGAGGCGCGTTGATAGCGCATACGGCGACTTGGCAGTGATTAACGTAGCTGCTGCAAACTCTGGCGCAAGTAGCGGCGTGTTTACGCCAAAACAATATTCAACTGCCGTGCGTCAGCAAGACAAAACTCGGCGTAAAACATTGTTTGCCCAAGGCAGCGCTAGGGGTCAAGATGTATCCGATGCGGCTGTTGAAGTGTTGGGTGATCCAACAAACGCAACGACTTTAGGCCGTGTTGCAGCTTCGGTTGGTGGTGGTTTTGGACTGTTCTCACAGCCTCAAGTTGCCATTCCTGCAATGGTTGCAGTACCAGGCGCATACAGTCCTGGTGGGCAAGCAATTATCGACGCCTTATTGCGTTCGCGGCCTGAATTGGCTAAACAATTTGGCGGGATGCTGTCACAGCAATCCGCACCGATAGGAGCTGTTGTTGCCCCTAGCGTTGTAGGCCAGTACAACCGATCTGAACGCACTCGCTAAATTTTAAGGCATGACCATGAACGAAACCATTATTGTCAAAACAGCTACCGTTGCTCAATACGGTGGTTCTAGTGCTGCGGTTTATTTTGGCTTGACTGCTAACGAAATAGCTGCTTTTGGAGGCTTGGCAATTGCCTTTATCGGTTATCTGACAAGCGTTTACTACAAGCACCAACACCTAAAACTAGCCAAGAAAAAGCTAGAAAATGGCGATGAATAGAACCTCCGTTGCATCGTTAGTTCTATCAGCTTCGGCTTTGGTGGGGCTTGCTTTGCACGAAGGTTTTCGTTCTAATGCTTACGATGATGGCGTAGGAGTTCAAACTATAGGTTTTGGCAGTACGGCAGGGGTAAAGGCTGGCGATAAGATTACTGTAGAGCGTGGCTTAATTCTGCTAGCCAAGGATGTTGCAGACCATGAAAAAGGGCTACGGGCTTGTTTGGGTAACACCAAGCTGCACCAGTACGAATGGGACGCGCTGACATCGTGGGCATTCAATGTAGGTGTGGGTAATGCTTGCCGGTCAACCCTTGTTGTTAAAGCCAAGGCGGGCGATTACACTGGAATGTGCCTCGAACTACTCAAGTGGAATAAAGCGGGCGGTAAAGTATTGGCCGGTCTAACCAAGCGGCGAGAAGCCGAGAAAAGGATGTGCGATGGCTTGGCTTAACCCTGCTCGATGGCTTGCTCTGCTAGCATTTTTTGCAAGCTTGTATGCTTGGCACTACTTTGACAAAAAAGCAGCCATAGATAAAGCCGTGACGGATGTATATACAGCGGCTACACAAGCCGCACTTGTACAAAGCGAAGCAGCGCGCAAAAAAGAAAAAGCACTGAACTTAACCGTAAACAAAATAAGGTCTGAATATGCCAACCAAAAAGCTATTAATGACGATCTTGTTCGCAATAATGCTAACAGGTTGCTCGACTACCAAGCCGCCCTTGCCAGTGCAGCCAGTAGAAATTCCCCCGCCCCCAGCGGAGATCATGGCCCCTTTGCCCAAATTGCCGATGAATGTGGACGCGCTCTTGTCACATTGGATGCGTATGCTAGACGATTGGCAGAGAAAGCAGAAGCTCTGCAACGATACGCCTCAAGCCTGCATTTGAAGGAATAAACCAATGGTGGCACGGACGAAAAACTTACCAACTCCAGCCGATGCAAAACTATTTGATGACTTTGTAAAAAAGTGGCAAGCCAAGTTATCGCTTGGTGATTGGCGTATTGAGCGTGGTACTAAGCCAGCAAAAAGCGCAATGGCTAGCGTTGAGTTTACCCCCTCAGCCCGACTCTGCACTTATCGACTAGGTGACTTTGGCGCAGAACAGATTACCCCTAAATCATTAGAGGCTACGGTCATACATGAGTTACTTCATGTGCTTTTGTTTGACCTGATTAACACAGCCTCTGATAAGTCTACCGATGAAGAACTTGAAGCCGCCGAACACCGAGTAATCAATGTACTTGAGCAACTTTTAAGAGGTGACTAATGATCGATGCTCAACTTGCCTCTTATGCCACAGTTCGCCAGCTTGAGTACTTAGAGGCTATTGAAAAGTACGGCAATAATACTCAAGCAGCTAAAGCATTAGGTGTCAATCGCCGTGCAGTAGATAGGTCAATAAGGTCTTTGCGGATGTATGCCGCCAAGATGGGTTACGCACCCTCACACGGCATGACTAAAACCGTGCCGCCTGGATTCACCGTGCGTGGTGTTAGCAGCTACTACGATGTGGATGGCAAGCTAAAAGGCCAGTGGGTAAAGGCGGGGGCAGACGATGAACAGCGCGAAGCGGCTATGCGAGCCGCCGCCGAAGCCATGTCTGACGAACTACCAAGGCTCGACCCAGTTACCCCGCCTAACGTGTCAATAGCTCAACTCGCTACCCTGTATACACTTACGGATAGCCATGTTGGTATGTTGGCTTGGCGTAAAGAAGGTGGTGCTGATTGGGATTTAAAAATTGCAGAATCCACTTTAGTTGGATGCTTTGCTCAAATGGTTCAGTCTTCACCTAATGCAAAGATTGGGTTTGTCAACCAACTTGGTGATTTTTTGCATTATGACTCTGCTACCGCGCCGGTAACACCACAAAGCGGCCATGTGCTTGACGCTGACGGACGATTTAGCCAAATGGTAACAGTAGCCGTTAGGGTTCTTCGCCGTGTTGTTGACTTAGCACTTGCCAAGCATGAAAAGGTTGTTGTTCTTATGGCAGAGGGAAACCACGACATCGCTTCATCTGTCTGGCTCAGAGTGATGTTTCGCGCCCTTTATGAGAACGAGCCAAGGGTAGAAGTGGTTGACTCTGAACTACCTTATTACGCCTATCAGCACGGCAAAACCTTGTTAGCCTTTCACCACGGCCACATGAAAAAGAACGACCAATTGCCGATTCTGTTTGCTAGCCAATTCCCCAAACTTTGGGGCGATACGGTCAAGCGCTACTGTCACACCGGCCACCGCCACCACACCGAAGAAAAAGAGCATAGCGGCATTACCGTTATTCAACATCCAACATTGGCAGCGCGGGACGCGTACGCCGCTAGGGGTGGCTGGATTTCAGAACGATCAGTTACGGCCATTACTTACCATGCGGAATACGGTCAAGTCAGCAGAACAACTGTTACGCCAGAAATGCTGCAATGAACATGTGCCAAAAATTGGTAGCATCAAGCTAAAAATAAGTATGTTATGAGTGGCTGGCTAATCATTATTGTCACTGTAATCTACGCTGGCATTGCCGTAGAACAGCTATTTAAGGGAAACATCCCGATGGGCGTTGTTTACGCTGGTTATGCTTTTGCCAACATCGGGTTGTATCTGGCAGTTTAGCTGCCGATAAGCAGCTAATGCATCTTTAAGATCGCGCTGTAGCTCCTGTATCCTCTCGTTCTGCTGGATCATCTTTTCGTTCGCTTGGTGGGCGAATTCTGCTAGATTTTCCTGCGACCATGTTTTGAAGTTTGACATGTTCTTCCGTTGTAAATTTATGTCCATTTCCGCACTCTCTGCGGCGTAGTGTAAACCCTTCTTTATTCCGAGTGTCGTTAACGGTTGTCCAGACATTACATACGGGGCATTTCATGGTTCGGGTCTCTCCCCGACTGTCAAGTCATTGCCGCCGACTTTGGACGCACTTACCGCACCGTGAGGAAATCCGTAAAAAGCCTCGGGTGCGATTGCAATTATTTCCTCTCTTGTCTTAGTCCATAGACCATTGTGAAACACCACTTCAGTGCATTGCTCTTTCAGTACTTTTTCTGCTACCCCTATGAACTTGGGTAAGGCATCAAAAGATTGCACATGGTTAACAAATTCCCATTTACCCGTTGTGTCAACAGCCCTAGCTACATAGTTAGGCCAACTTGCAGAAAACCATTCTTTAGGCAACTTGTTATAAAAAACTTTCAAGGGAATCCACTCCTTATGTTTGTAAATTCATCTCTTGTCTTGGTTAATGATCCACAGGGAAACACCACTTCAGAGATTTTTTCTTTGTGATAATACTCAGCGTCCAGAATGTGGAAACTTTCATATTCTGTAGGCTCTCTTAATAGTCTAAGATACTCTTTTTTGTCTTTAGTTTCTACAGAGCGAGCAATATAAGGCGCTCCCCATTTTTCTTCAGAAACCTTCTCAATTATTATTCTCATGCTTAATACCCCCGCATTTCCCTAACTTGATCCATGATTTTGTTCCATTCCTCTTTATCCATGTCAAGAATATCTAGCCAGGAAAGATGCGCGTCATAGCGTTTGAAATCCTCGCCGCCTAGCCACCGATTTTCTTCCAATAGCTTTAGCTTTTTGTCCCGCGGCATTCCTTTAGTTGCCTTGTCAAAATCTACCATGTAGTCAATGATGTGTACGATATGGGTGATGTGATAGCCAGCCCCCTGAGCCATGTCAGCCATTGCATTGCGTTCTTCTATTGTGTTGCTCATTTTTGTACGCAACGATATCGTTGCTCTAGGTTTAATTGTTTTGCAGCTTCTTCACACTTTATTGCGCTCTGGCTGCACTGGCAGGGGCGGTGTGCATGTGTGAATTGTGGTCAGGTCAGCAGTGCGCTTGCCGCACCTTGGGCAGAAGTTGCGTTCCTCTGGCTGTGCCAACCCTTTTAAGCAATGATTTTCTGTTGAGCACTTGCAATCGGGATAATTACATTGCACTGGCTGCACTGGCAGGGGTGCAGCAAACAATTCCATGCCCTCGGGAAACTCGTTCACCTGTGCTGTTGGATTCCAGCCAATGTGACCTTCAAGGTCGTGGCAGACTTTGGCTATTGGCTCCTGCACTGGCTGTGCTTCTGTTTCTTTAGTCATTTAATCTCCAATCGTGTGTTAGTTACTAGCCTTGCTCCGATAACATCTTCACCAGCTTGAAATGCTAGCTTGATCTTGACTTTATTAGGCACAGCTACAGGTGGTTTAGGTTCGGGCAAAGTCCAAAACTCCGTAGCCAAAGAAAGCGGGTCAATCACTTCTACGGATGGTGGGTTTTTCTTGATGCTCAGCTTAAAAAGTGGGCAGTTAATCTTTTCAATCCCCGCACGTTCCATTTCTCTTTTGACGTAATCGCGCATAGCCTGTGCTGTTTTGTCACGGCTAGCCTTTAAAGCCGTTAAACGGGCTATCTCAGCGTCAATTGCATCGTGGTGAGCCAATGCCCCCCGCGCGATAAATTCGCAGCCCTGAGCCTTTATAGCCAGTTCATCTTTAATTCCACTAGCTTCTATCGTGTCTTCAATGGTTTGAAGATCAAAGTCACCTTCGGCTAGCTTCTCAGCTAGGGCTAGGTACTGGTTGGTTAGCTGAAAGAGGGCACTCATGCTTTATCCTTTGGTGCATCAGGTAACGGCATCCAATGAGTAGGCTTTCCCCATGTGCAATAGTAATCGCCCCCCGTTGCAACCCAATCAAATCCTTCGTAATCGCTCCCGTCACTAAAATATCCAATTTCCATGCTTGGGCAATCATGCACCCCATGAATTTCTCCAGCCCACAAACCAAACAAAAGCACGTTTGTTCCATCCTTCGGCGCTGTTTCAATTGGTTGCCATTGTGCTTGCTGCTCGCTCATTTGCTATCTCCTTGTTCAAAAAGTAAAGGGTGGCGGTGCTGCTACTACATCAGCAGCTTTGCGTGTTGTATTAAAGAAAGCCACGCATTGCTCTTTACCGCCGTTAAAGGTTAACTCAGTAGTCGTACCGAGCCATTCTGCGAGCCTTACTAGTCGCAGTATCGCATGCAAAGGCGCTAGAAATGAATGGGATATCTGAGTCCGGCATATCATCAAACCCGCTAGAAGGCGCTGGCTTTGATGTTAGCGCTGAGGTTCGGGCTGGCGCTCCGCTTGCGTTCTTGGGCGAGACTGACAGGCTAAAGAACTTGCCTGTTCCGTCCTTGCGCTCTTTGACCCAACCCGATAGCCAGTATTCCACGCCAGCGACATTGATCTGGCCTTTAAAGTCGGGGTGGCTATCTTTTTCCTTGCGGTCATTGCGGGATAGGAGGCCGGTGTTTGTGCGGTCGTAGGTCATGCTGCTGATTTCTGTAAGTTAATGAATTCTTCGCGCCGTTTGTTTGCAGCGCTACGGATGTCTTCATGATGCTCGCGGCCAAGCATTGACAAAGCACTGTCAAAGTTTGCCTTGAGAATCTTTTGGTCTGCACTGTTAGCGATACCGCGCAGAATAGCCGCCAAATCTGGCCGTGCTGCGTTACCGTCATCATCGTCCTGGTAAAGCCCAGTGGCAGCAGCAAGCGAGTACCTACGCAAATAGGTCAAAGCACTGCCGTAGCCCTGAGGGTCGTTCTTTGGTAGCGGGCAAGTGGCCGTAGACTCAATCCATTCGCCGGACTCATGGATAAGACGGGTTGTAAGGGAAATTGACCCATGTTCACTAGGAGACGGCATCTGCATGAACACAATGCCAGCCTCATTTAGCGCGGGTTTACAAGCGTCAATCACAGAAGACAAATCGGCATAGGTTGACTTAAAGTGAGGGTTTTTAGAGTCCTTCACAGCAAAGGTCATTTCGCGCTGCGCCTTAAGCAAAGCTGGCGTAATTTTGTTGATGGTTTCGCTTGTTTTCATTTCGATTGTCCTTCCGGTTCAGGATTTTGTTTAGGTGGGTAGGGCAAGTCAAATGCCTTGCACAGTTCCCTCATGCACAGATAAGCAGTGGGCGATTCTTGTCCCATTGCGTACAGGTCTTGTTCAGTCATTATTTGCCTCCAAAAATAAACATACCAATACAAATTGCAGCTATCAATTCCGCACCGATTACAACGAAAAGCAATTCCTTGATGTTCTCGCTTTCCTGTGCTACTGGTGCTGGCTGGCTGGCTTTAATCCTGGCTACAAGTGCAGCATCAGCCTTGCGAGCAGGGCAGTCTTGACCTTGAGTGCATTGGCCGGAATCTGAACAGCAGTTCATAGCACCACCATCAAAACAAAGACAACCACAAAAGCAACACCAGAGCCGATCAGGACAATGCGGTCATGTTTGTGCAAGGGTTCGGGCTTGGTGTACAACCCCCCCCCTTCGTATGGGCCAAAAGCGTCAACCAGTGTGCGCGGGTATTTGCGGTCTGTGTTCATTCGATCACCTCCGCTGATACTAACCAGCCATGCTCTCCACAAATGGTAAGTTTAAGATTGTGCCCACAATCAATGCTTTTTCGTTCACTCAAATGAGCAATGCCACAATTTGTTATGCGCGTATACAAAACAACATCCGGCTTTGGCTGTGGCTTGATGCGGTATTCGCTATCAATTGACCAAGCAGGGCTGGGGGCGGCTTGCCATACATCAGTACAATCAATGTCAAAGTACTCAATCTCAGCCCCATCTGCCCAAGCCTTTATTAAGGCTGCGTGTTTATGCGGTTTCATGCTTTTTCCCCTTTGCGAATAGTCAAACCAGCTAACATTTCCCCGATAGCTTGGAAATGCGGATTAATCGGTAGTTTGGTTTCCCCTGTTAACTCAATGTCAACCCTGCGCTTGATCGTATTGGTTCGTGCGGCAGCCAGTACAGCGCCGACTTTTATTGTGTCGCCAGCAGCAAGCGCGGCCAGTAAGACTGTGCTGTTTTCATAGACTGCATCAGCCAAATCGTCCTCGTCATACGCTTCGGCGTGGCGCTCTGTTGCTCTAGCCCATTGCGCCTCTGACACTGGCGTACCCCAAAATTGCTCAAGTTCTTTATCTGTTGCTTCGCTCATTTCATTTCTCCTTCTGCTTTGGCAAGTGCTGCGATGTCATCAAGCGCCTGCTCTAAAAACTCGGGTGTCAAATCTCCCAAAACGTCATCGGTGACTGGTGTTTCATAAGTCAAGTGCCATTTGTCGCCAGTGAACTTAACAACACCAAGCTCCAAACCGTAAGACGATGAAGACTGGATAACGGATGCGCCGTAACCATTTGGAAAGCGGTAGACTTTTTGATAGCCGTCTAAAAAAATTGGGTGTGGCCGATCAATGATTGGCGTATGTTTACTCATTTGCTTTCTCTCCTGTAGTAGTAAATAGAGCGACGATTCGCTCTCCCTAACGCACCCATCAGCTACGGTGAACATCACCTAGACCCGCCTGTTGCATCCTGTCTGCTTCACCCTCGTATCGCCAGGGTTTGGTCTTTCCGCTTTCTTGTGCGTTGGATAGGACTTTATCACAACCGTGAAGCCTAGCAAGCACTTTCTTGGCTTTTTTTATTTATTTTTACTAGGGATTTCCCTAACACAAACGCTCACAAGTGTGATAGAGTGCGGCAATGGACATTTTGGAAATTGCAATAAAAGCTGCTGGCGGTACGGGGCGATTGGCCTACATGCTAGACCTAAAACAGAACGTAGTCTCGAACTGGCGACAGCGCGGAGTGCCGAAAGGCTGGCAGCGGGTGCTTGAAATGAAGTTCAAGAAACAGATTGCGGAAGCGCAAAAATTAAGTTAGACTGAGAGCATCCCTTGGCGGGGAATTGCAATAAGACTTAGATGGAACTCTGCTGGTATTGCCCAGTCCGCCAACAGCCTAAAAAGCTGAGAGTTCCGCCTAAGTCTTTTTTTTGGAGACTTAACAATGAAGCGACCATCGTTTCAGTTTTACCCAGCCGATTGGCTGCGAGACACGGCCTTACGATCTTGTTCAATGGGCGCTAGGGGATTGTGGATTGACATGATCTGCTACATGCACGAAGGTAATCCTTACGGACACCTGAAGGTTGGCAACAAGGTTATCCTCCCGACAAACCTTGCAAGCATGGCCGGTGCAACCTTACAGGATGTCGAGGGTTGGTTGAATGAGTTGGGGCAGTCCGGCGTCTTTGACTCACTACCTGATGGCACTATTTTTTCTAAGCGCATGGTCAGAGACGAAAACCTTAGAGAAATCCGTGCTGCGGGTGGAAAATTGGGTGGCAATCCAGCACTGAAGGTTAACCTTGAGGATAACCAGAAGGTTCAAAACGAGGATAAACAAATCTCAACCCCTTCATCTTCATCTTCATCTTCATCTTCATCTTCATCTTCATCTCCAAAAGAAAACAATATATGTCCACCTGCCGGTGAACCTGAGTCCAAAATTCCTGATTGCAAACACACAGAAGTCATCAGTCTGTATCACCAGCACTTGCCAACCTTACGAAAAGTTGAAGTTTGGAACGCTGCTAGACAAGGCTATCTCAGACAGCGCTGGCGTGAGGTGGCTACGGAACTAGCCCAAACCAAGGCCATTGATGCCAACGATGTCTTAACTTGGTGGGCAGACTTTTTCCGGCATATCTCGACATCCAAGTTTTTGACCGGAAAAGTCAACGGCAAGGACGGACGGGCTTTTGCCGCCGATCTTGAGTGGATTTTGAAACCGTCAAACTTTGCCAAAATCATTGAAGGAAAATATCATGGCACTTAACAACTTTAAGACCCAAGCCCCTGTGCAGGATAACGGGGATTTGATGTGCAGCATCCCAGGATGCTCTGACCGATGGGTTGTAAAAATGGACGGAAGCCGCCCGTTTTGCTCATACCATGCCAAGGAAGACCGCGCCCCTGTTCAGCGCCTCGCATCGATTGTTATGCCTAAAACACCGCCAGTTAAGCACTGGATGGATGAGGAGCAGTTTTGATGAACCGTGAACTAGCAAACAAAATCTTGGACAAAGCAAGAGATGGCAAAAGATACACCTTTGAAGAAATCAGCGCCGCCCTCTACGCCACTGGCGATCTACATGATCCAATGCGAAGCGAAGGAATGGAAACAGCGTTATGCCCAAAAAGTGAAGCAATTGGGCAAAGTGAAAGCGCAAACATGGTGGTTAGGAGTGAAGGACGATATAGCGCGGATTCGTGGCCAGGATGGTCTAAATATCTTGATAAACGAAATGAACAAACAAACTAAGATGAAATGAATACAGTAAAGCACAAGGTTTGCAAAGCCTGCAAAACCAAGTTTTACCCAACCCGACCGTTGGCTGTAGTCTGTTCCCCAATGTGCGCCTTAGAACAGACCCGCGTGAAAGCCGCACAGAAAGCAACCAAGGCCGCCAGAGATGATCGAAAGGCCACGAAGGTGAAGCTAGACGCACTACGCACCCTGCCAGAGCTTAAGGCGCTAGCTCAGAAAGCTTTTAACAAATATGTGCGCTGCCGAGATTCCGGCAAACCGTGCATATCCTGCGGAAAGCCGGATACAGGCGGTGCAAATAGCACGGACGCCGGACATTACCGAAGTGTGGGAAGTGCTCCTCATTTGCGGTTTATTGAAGACAATTGCCATGCCCAATGCAAGCACTGTAACCAGTACCTAGCGGGTAATGTAGTGGCGTATCGTCAGGGTTTATTGGAGCGAATCGGGCTTGAACGGGTTGAGCAGATAGAAACAGACCAGACCCCACGAAAGTACAGCAAACAGGAATTGATTGACATGGCAAAGCACTATAACGCTGAAGCCAAACGACTAAAGGGGAAACAATGACTGACCCGTTCAAGATTACCGAGCCTACTTGCATTAGCTTTAGCGGTGGCCGGACAAGCGCTTACATGCTTTGGCGTGTACTGCAAAGCAATGGCGGTTTACCTAATGAAGCTATCGTCTGTTTCGCTAACACTGGCAAAGAGGACGAAAAGACGTTGGAATTTATTAAGGATGTGTCCGATAATTGGGGGGTTGAAGTCCATTGGGTTGAGCGCCGCTTTGATGATGTTGGTTTTGAGCGCGTAACATTCGAGACGGCTAGTCGAAATGGTGAACCTTTTGAAGCCTTAATTCGCTTGCGTAACTACTTACCAAACCCCGTAGCCCGTATTTGCACTAGTGAACTTAAAATTCGGGCGCAATCAAAGTATCTTGCATCACTTGACCACTTTCAGGGCGAAAAGTATTCGGCCATTGAACATTTATCATGGGTTGGCATGCGCGCCGATGAACAACGTAGAGCAGCAAAAATTGCCGACAAATCCCGAATGCCATTGTGGGCTGCTGGTGTAACCAAGGAAACCGTGGGCGACTTTTGGAGGGTGCAACCGTTTGATCTTGGTTTGCCCAACAACAATGGTGTGACTATGCACGGTAATTGCGACTTGTGCTTTCTTAAACCTACGGCTCAAGTCTTAGCACTTATTGCTGAAAAGCCCGAGCGCCATATCTGGTGGGCAAAGATGGAGACGCTAGCGCAGACACTAGCAAGCAAGCCAAGCGGTGCGGTATTCCGTGCAGACCGGCCAAGCTATGCAGCAATGGCACAATTTGCAGCCGATCAGAGCGACATGTTTGACCCCAAAGAAGAAGCCATTGCGTGTTTTTGCGGGGATTGATATGACAGAACAAGTATCAAAACTAGACAAAGCAGTGGATTACCTTAGAGACCACGCCGGAAACTATGCCGTAGCAGAAGCCCAATTGGTGTACATGACGGAACTACGGAAAACCGTCAAAGCGCAGCTAATGAAAGACTTTGAACTTCAAGGCCACAAAACCACTGCCGCACAAGAGCGCGAAGCCTACGCAGACCCTAAGTATATCCAGCACTTGCTAGCACTTCAGGCCGCAGTAGAGCAAAGGGAGCGAAGCCGGTGGCTAATGGTGGCGGCACAAGCCAGGATCGAGGCAGAAAAGGCCAATATCTATGCAAACAACCGCACCGATAAGGCCATGCGCTAAAATAAATCATGCCGGTAAGCAGTTGCCAGCACTTCGGGGCTACAGCCCCATTTTTTTACAGAGGAAAACTCAAATGCGAATAATCTTCATTGCAATTTTTGCTACATTTGTAGTGTTAGCCGCTATAGTTGCACAAGCCCAGACCACTACCCGTTGCGTTAAAAACTGGGATGGTACTGTAACTTGTACAACTAAGCCAACACCGTTTGTTTACTGACCCTCGGGCAAAACCGCCCGTTGAGCCAGTGCAAAGCCATTACGCGCCCGTTTGACCGCAGAAAAGGCCGTGCGGTACTCCAAGCCTTCGAAACGGGCAGCAGCAGGGGTTGCTTCACCGTCAACCAAAACGCGCCTAGCAACGGCCTGAGCCTTACCCTGCCGCAACCTTAAGAGCTGGGCAAGGGCTGCAAATTGACCGGCTGTCATTCATTGCCTAACATGCAGAAAATCGAGAAAGTGACCGCCATAACCCCTAGAATCAGACCGGCAAGATAAAGCCACAAGCCTTGAGGAATGAGAACGACAAGAGCGAGTGTTATCAGAATTGTGCCAGAGATAAGGGGAAAGCAAAGATAAAGGTTCATTTTGATGCTCCATTAAGTTACAAATACACGCCACGGACAGCATCATCCCAGCCCCTGTTGTATTCTTTGATTTTGGCGTAGCGTGAGTCATAACTACCGCCTTGTGCATCCTGATAGCCTTCGAGGTAATAATTCATAATTTGCTCCATTAAGTTACGGCCGCGACAATGCAAGCCCCTAAACCCTCACTGGAGGGCTTAGAGAGTGCACTAGGCAGGGTCAAAATTGAGCGTAGACAAATCCGCTAGCAGTGTCACCAACAACGGATGTTCTGTCTGACAGGTAGTCATAGACGATCTGTCGGCATTGTTCTTCGTAGTCACCGGCTTCAGGGTCAAGCTCACTCAGATCGATGGAATAATTGATTGCAATGTCGCCAACGGTTTCTTCAGCGTATTCGCAGCAGATAGCGACAATATCCAATTCGTAATTGCTATCAGCTTCCTCAAGATAGTCAAACAACATGCCAAGGGCTTCGTAAGAAAATTGGTCTGCGCGATTTGATGCAAGAAATTCGTCACGGAATTGGCTAGCGGTATCGATTGCTTTGTACATGGTTTGTTTTCCTTTGCCCCGTTAGGGAGGTTAAATCGGGACAATTCCCGCCACTGCCCTACACGTAAGGCAGCAGCTGTGATTGTCTTAGGCTTTGTCTGCATCCTTTGCTAAATTCCAGATTGCTGGTGCATCGGTGCAAATGCATACAATGCGCTTAAACTTTGGCGCATCGGGTAGCGTGACGGCCGTCACATTACGGCCGGAATGCGTGTAGCTTTCCACGCGCATCGGCGCGCCGTGTACTTGGATAACTTGGCCGATTTTGTATGCGGCCTTTGGAATAAATGCGAATGACATGATGATGTATTCCCTTTGTTTAGGCCTAGCAATATCGCTAGACACGTTTATACATGCATGTACCGTACCAGTTTTGCAGTTTCTAAGAATTAGTTTTTTTTATGTTATAAATCAACGCGTTACAGATCAAACAACAATGATTCTTATTCGCACACTGCAAACATCATGCCAAGTGCATAGCTCCAACATGGTGCAAATTGCCCTAACATGGTGCAAATGTGCATTGTTATGGTGCATCATCAACTTAAAGGGGAAACAATGGCAAGGCCGTGCAAGATAGACACAATCAACTTCTTTAGACGCCTAAAGGATGATGAACGCACGATCATGCTGGCTGCTGGTGCTGGTGACTTAAGCCAGGGTTTCCGTAATATGCTGGCAATTTACACCGAGCTGCACAATGCTGGATACAGACCGCACCATGACATCAAGGACTGGCTGTTAATTGCAAACATGGATATACCAGATCAGGGATAGCGAGCTATCAATCAGGTATAGCGATTAAGGTGCCGCGCTGTCATTCACACTAACTGCTGTCAGTGCTAGCGTGCTGCTGCTGGTGCTGTCACTGTCGCATCGTTACAACATGTAGCATGTCGCATGCTGTCGGCCGCATGCTACTGTGGTGCACTGCTGTCGGCCGCTGTCGCTGTCGCATGCTGTCGCTGTCGTTGATGGGGGGGGTGGTCTGGTGGTGTGCTGTGATATTTACAGGAGCATCGCCCGCTCATAAAAAGCCAAATCAGCATTTCGCATTAAGCTATTTCCTGCCAAGAAAAAAAGCTAATTGCTAGAAATGTTTAGACAAACTATGGCATCCACGGGGGGGTATCTCAAAAGAGATGCAGCACCTTGTTTATCTAAGCTGACCTTGTTAGGCTCTACCTGTTGCACCCGTTCGTTGTTAACTACTAGAATAGCTGATAGACTCGCTACGTTTATCTGGGTTGGTAAGCTGCCTGCCGTCCCAAGGGCTGGATGATGGCCCCGACTTATTATGGCATGTTCTAAGGATAAAAGTGGAAATAGAGAAAAGAAAACGAGGTCGTCCTGTCAAGATGACGATTCAGCGTTATGCTGAGAATCCTCCGTTGGTTCTTCCTAAGACTGACCACCAAAGAATTAAAGAACTTAAAGAGTTGATGATTCGCTCTGGAGGTAAGGATGTGGCTGAGAAAGTAATCCAGATTGCTTTGAATGATGACCATCCTGGCCAAATGACTGCACTCAAGATGTGCATGGATAGAACGCTACCTGTTAGCATGTTTGAGAAAGACAAGTCTCAAAGAAGTGCAGTGACGATTAATATCACTGGCTTGGGCGTAGAACCTACAGTTATTCCAGAGGAAGATATAACTGATGTCTGATCTCAACTTCTCCCTGCTTCCTTGGCAACAAGAGGTTTACACCGACACCACTCGATTTAAAGTTATCGCCGCTGGACGCCGTTGCGGTAAATCTAGGCTGGCAGCGACTACGCTAATCATTGAGGGGCTACGCTGCCCACAGGGTTCGGCAGTGTTGTATGTGTCTCCCACAATGGGACAGTCGCGGCAAATCATATGGGACTTGCTGCTTGATTTAGGCCGCGAGGTCATTCAGTCTAGCCATGTCAACAACTTGGACATCACTCTGATTAATGGTGCGCGTATATACGTTCGTGGTGCTGATAGACCCGATACCCTTCGAGGCGTGTCTTTGACCTACGCCGTACTTGACGAAGTAGCTGACATTAAACCCGAGGCTTGGGAACAGGTTATCCGTGCGTCTTTGTCAGACCGTAAGGGTAGGGCAATGTTTATTGGTACTCCCAAAGGAAGGAACTGGTTTCACGACCTTTGGAAGCTAGGACAAGACGATCAGGATTCGGATTGGAAGTCATGGCACTTTACTACTGCTGACAATCCTTTGATTGACCCTAAAGAAATTGAATCAGCCAAGAAAACGCTGTCTACCTTTTCCTTTAAACAAGAGTACATGGCGTCCTTTTCAAACGCTGGCGCTGATGTGTTTAAAGAAGAATGGATAAAGTACGGTGTAGAACCCGAGCATGGCAGCTACTTTATTGCAATTGACTTGGCTGGATTTGAAGAAGTTGGTAAACAAGCTGCTAACGCCAAGAAAAGGCTAGACGAATCCGCTATCGCCATTGTCAAAGTTACCGATGACGGCAAATGGTTTGTTAAAGAAATACAGCACGGACGCTGGGATATTAGGGAAACCGCCTCCAAGATTCTTTTGGCAATGCGGGAATACCGTCCTTTGAGTGTTGGAATTGAAAAAGGTGCGTTAAAAAACGCCGTTCTACCGTATTTAAGCGATTTAATGCGTAAAAACAATGTCTATAGTCACATTGTTGATTTAACTCATGGTAATCGTAAGAAAACGGATAGAATCATCTGGTCGCTGCAAGGAAGATTTGAGCATGGCCGAATCATTTTAAATAGCGAAGAAGATTGGGACACCTTCGTAGACCAAACGCTCATGTTTCCATCACAAGGCGTTCACGATGATTTGCCTGACGCACTTAGCTATATCGACCAGTTAGCTGTAACAACTTATTTTGAAGAAGCTGACGATAATGACTGGTCTCCAATCTGTGAAATAAGCGGAGTTTAATATGGATGATTTGAAACAAAACGAGTTTGATGAGCCGTCTGAGAATGACAAAGAGCTAACGGCCTTCGTTATCAACCATTGTGACCGCTGGCGCACTTACCGCGATACCAATTTCCTTACTAGTTACCTAGAATACGAGCGTATTTTCCGTGGTGAATGGGCAGTAGAAGATAAAACTCGCGATTCAGAGCGAAGCCGCATCGTAACCCCTGCTACCCAACAAGCCGTAGAGACTCGCCACGCAGAAATCATGGAGGCCATATTCGGTCAAGGCGAATTCTTTGACATTGAGGACGATCTTAAAGACCTTAACGGCAATCCGCTTGATGTTCAGGTGCTTAAAGCCCAGTTGATAGAAGACTTTAAGCTAGACAAAATTAGAAAAGCTATCGACCAGATCGAATTGATGGCTGAAATCTATGGTACAGGCATTGGTGAAATTGTGGTTAAGACTGAAAAGGTCTTTGAGCCAGCAACCCAAGCAATTCCAGGCGAAACAGGGCAAGCCGCTATCGGTGTAGTGGAGAAAAGCAGAATTGCAGTTACTTTAAATCCCGTAAACCCTAAGAATTTCTTGTTTGACCCTAACGGAACATCAATTAATGACTGCATGGGCGTAGCTATCGAGAAATATGTCGGCATCCACAAGATTGTGGAAGGTATAGAAAAAGGCATATACCGCAAGGTAAATATAACTACTGGTGATATGGACACCGATCTTGAGCCTACGCAAGAAGTAAGCCAGTATCAAGACGAAAAGGTCAAATTATTGACGTACTACGGCCTTGTGCCAAGGGAGTACTTGACCGATAACGATGAGGAAGTTGAAGAACTATTCCCTGACGATTCGGTTGCAGAAGATTATAGCAACATGGTGGAAGCAATTGTTGTTATTGCGAATGACGGGATGCTTTTAAAAGCAGAAGAAAACCCGTACATGATGAAAGATCGTCCGGTTATCTCTTACCAAGACGATACAGTACCTAATCGACTGCTTGGCCGTGGGACTGTTGAGAAGTCTTACAACATGCAAAAGGCGATTGACGCTCAAGTGCGTAGCCACTTGGACTCTTTGGCATTGACTACGAGCCCAATGATCGGTTTGGACGCTTCCCGCCTTCCACGGGGCGCTAAGTTTGAGGTTAAGCCTGGCAAAGCCTTCATGGTTAACGGCAATCCCGCTGAAATCCTTTATCCGTTCAAGTTTGGCGAAACAAGCCTAAACAACTTGAACACGGCTAAAGAATTTGAACGCATGTTGCTACAAGCCACAGGGACAATGGACTCGCAAGGCATGGTTAGCCAAGGCAATCGTGATGGCGCTGGTATGTCTATGGCTGTAGCTACGATTATTAAAAAGTACAAGCGCACTTTGGTTAACTTCCAAGAAGATTTCTTGATTCCGTTTATCCAAAAAGCAGCGTTTAGGTACATGCAGTTTGACCCTGAGCGTTATCCATCGGTAGACATGAAGTTTGTACCGACAGCTACGCTAGGAATCATTGCGCGAGAGTACGAGCAACAACAATTTGTTGGTTTGTTGCAGACTCTTGGCCCTGATACACCTGTTTTGCCAATTATTCTTAAGGGAATCTTGTCAAACTCTAGTCTGAGCAACCGTTTTGAGTTGATTGCAGCACTTGAGCAGATGAGTCAACCCAATCCAGAAGCACAACAAGCACAACAAATGGTTCAACAGCTTGACATGGCTGCCAAACAGGCAGAAGTGCAGAAAACCCAAGCCGAAGCCCAAAAAGCCCAAGCCGAAGCTGCTGCTACACCTGACATTGCTAAAGCTAAAGTCATTGCTGCGCTTTCAAACAATCTTAACGAAGACAATGAAAGCAAAGACTTTGAAAAACGCGTCCGTATTACTGAACTTATGCTTAAAGAAAAAGACTTAGGCATTAAAGAGCAGGACAGCATCCGTAATGAACGCATTACCATGATGCAGATGGAAAAAAACAACAAGAGTGACGAAGAATTTACCAAGCTAATGTCAAATGGATAAAGCCCTAGTTCTTGCAAAAGAACTTAAAACCCTCCGTGAGCGCGTCAATGACCTAAAGGCTATACCAGTACCACTGGACGGTAAAGACGGCCTTCAGGGGCTTAAAGGCGAGCGTGGAGAGCAAGGTGAGCGTGGGCCTGCTGGCGAGAATGGGAAAGACGGTGTTGGTAGGGATGGTAAAGACGGCAAGGACGGTAAAGACGGCCAAGACGGTGTATCGGTTAAAGATGCTTACATTGCAGCCGATGGCAATTTAACGATTGTTCTGTCTAACGGGAAAGAGATTGACGCAGGTTCTTTAAACCTATTTGAGAACAATTCTCAAGGTCTGACAGTCCTAAAGCAGACTCAAGACTCGGCGCAGTTAGCTTCTTTGTTCGTCTCCAAGTCTTTTGAAACAACTAGCAAAAACTTGGTTTCTGCCGGTCTAACCTTGAATTACACTTCTGGTACGCTAACTAGCATTGTTTACACTAACGGCATAACCAAGACTCTTACTTACGCCTCGGGTATTTTGACAAGAGTTACGCTTTCTGGAAGTACGCCTTCTGGAATATTGTTGAACAAAAATTTAACCTACACTTCTGGAACATTGTCTTCCATTAGCTATAACTAGGGTCAGTAAATGGCAACCATTGACGTAACAACAAGCCGCAACCTTACGGCGGTTACCTACGCACAAGATGACATCATCAACGTATTGGATGGCGTTACGCTCACTATTAATAGTCAGTGGTCAATTAAACCAAGGTTGATTCAAGCTCTCGGTACAGGTCGTATTGAGGTGAGTAACAGCAGCACTACTACTCCGCACCTGCAAGAATTCTATCTTCAGCAGGGAACAAGCGCTGCTGGATTTCTTGTTCAGCAGAACGGTGTACTACAGACTCGTGGCGGCTGGATAACTGTAGGAACTTCTACAGGTACAAACAACCAAGTATTGTTTACTTCCAACAACATTAATGGCGTAAACATTGACTACCCAACAATGATTCAAGTTGAGACTGGTAGCGGTACAAACGTATGGGAAATCTGGAACGCTATCCCTGAAGATGTTACTGGGGGTACAGTTAATACATTTGGTTTTAATGGTGTTAACACTACTACTGGAACTGTAGCAGTAACTACTGGCGGTGTCGTTACTGGCATTGGTACAAACTTTGTTAGTGCAAACATTGGACAACCATTTAAACTGCCAAGCATCACCCGTGACTTTGTTATAAGTGCTGTTGCTTCTACTACCTCTGCGACCATTCAAGAACTGGATGGCACGACCTATACAGGCGGTTTAATAACAGCAGGTGCAAGTTATATCATTCGTAACGGTTCTTTGATTGCTCCTGCACAGGTCGGTAGTAGCGAAGTTGGTAAAGTTTTGTTCTTTAATCCACTGACTACTGCAGTGCGAATGGGTGATGGTACTAACGGTACAAAGATACCCACGGGCGCCCGTGTTCGTATTCCTAACATCCACTTTAACTCTGCTGTACAACAGACTACTTTAGCAACCGCTATTACAGGTACAGGGGCGCAAGCTTTTACTTTAGCAACAGCTATTGGCGGAACTTCTAACGGTACATTCAACCCTAATGGCGCATTTGGATCTTTGCTTTTAGTTAGCGGTTCTACAGTAGAAAGAATTTTTTATTCAACCCGTACGGGCGCAGTCGTAAGCGCAACAGGTATGGCTAGAGGTGCGGCGGGCACTATAGCACAAGCATCTTTTCCGATCGGTACAACCGTTTATTGGATATCAACTGCCAGTACAAACAACAACGCATCTATTAACCTTAGCCCATCTGGTACTGCTGATATGCAGATTTGTTCTTTAGGTTTGCGAATGGTTACTGGTTTCAGTGCGTTTGCAGCTTTAACGGCTAAAGACATTGGATATGCTTACTTGTTTAACGCTGGTAACTGTGCTGGAAATTTTGAAATTGATTCGCTTAGTGGCTTAGGTACTGGTTACCAAAACTCCCTTTTAAATGGCGGTATTACGGCACAGTTTTCTGCGCTATTAGGTATTGGCAGCATTAAAAACGTAAGCGTCAGCAATAACATGCCTGGAGGGGCTAACTCCTACTCAAACATTGCCGTTGGTAACGTTCAAGGCTTGACCGCTATGAGCAATTTGCGCTCTAGGCATTGGGGTCGCTCAACATCTGCGGGTGGTACAAACTTATTAGGTGTTTCTTTTCAAACTGTAAAGTGCACAACACCTGTCAGCGGTGTTTATGCAGCAGGAAGTAGTATTCGTTGGAACGTGCTTGACAACATGGATACAACAGAGATTTATGTAAGCTCATTGCCTAATGCAAACACTTGTAGTTCAACCGACACTTTTATTCCAATTAATGCGGTTGGTATTACTGACAGTACTATTAGAGGTATGCAGCTTTGGGGCGGTGGAACTGCTCATCGTACTTCACTTCTTTCTGTTGACTCAGGTAGTGCAGACGTTGTGTTTCACAATAAAGGATACCCTGCATTTAACGGTGGACTACAGTTAAACTCAATTATTTCTGACCTTGGGCTAGATACTATTGTTGCTCATATTTCAGTTTCTAACCCACGTATTACTACTGTTGCAAGCGTGTTGCCGGGTACTATGGCTTTCAACCGTGGCGGCTTTCATCGGATGCTGTTGATTGACTCAATTACGGCTACTACTTCAGGCTCAGGTGCTAACGCAAAAGGTGGTTTAGGTCTGGATGTAATTGCTGGACCACATAGGTCTTTTCAAACAACTGCAACAAACTCAATTATTCCAAACTTAGCAGACGTACAACCAATTGTTGTTATGTCTAATTTAGCTAAGACGGTTGGTTCTGTTTATGTTGGCGCATTTTCGTCTGAGAGTGCTTTTGATATGTACACCTTCACAGGTGGTACGTACTTAGATAACTTGGGTCGTATCTACTACCCTGCTATCGGTGATTCAGCAATAATTAAGTCTGTATACCCATTAAGGGGTATCACTAACTTTACTGGAACAACATTCGACTTTAACTACAACCTTGTTGATGGTAACAATCCTGTTCCAGCGGGTACTACTTTTGAATTTCGAATGGTGAATTGGGGTACGGCGAACACAGGCGCATGGACAGCGTTTACAAACAACGCAAGCCTAGAGACTGCTCGGGCCGCGCTGACTGGTTATAGTTCTAGCGTTGGCATTGACTTGCAATTTAGAGTTACAGGTACAACGGCGGTAGCTGGACGCTATTTGATGAGCATTAAGCTGCCCGTTACTATTGATGCGGCTTACAACCCACCTGTGTTTACTACAGACATTGGTTTTAATGGCGCACAAACAGGTACAGTAATTGCTGGCTATTTAAACGCAGACCCAAATAACCCTGCATTGCAGAGCAGTACAACTCTTACAAGCAGTACAGGTTCTGTACCAATGCCTTATAACTACGATGCCGTCCCTGTGGCTTATCGTTTAGTAGCTCGTTATCCTGGCTGGACATTTAGTAGTTTAACAGGCACTTATCTTAAAACTGCTCTCAGCATCCCAATTACACAAAATCAAGTAGTTGATGCTAATCTCAATCCAATCTATGTTTCAGGAGTATCCGGCGTAGCCGTAGACCACGTTGCTCAAACTATTACTGTAAGCGAAAGTCGCTCAGCCGCACAGATTTGGTCAGCAGTACAAGACAACCTTAGCTTAGTTGCAAACCTGACTAAAGCCGACCCATTTGTTACAACCAACGGAGCAGTCTTTGACAGCAGCTATACGCTTGTTGTTACAGGCGGCATTACAGCAGGTAACATTGATTCAAACATAACTTTAAGCGGTACACTCTCAAGCGGTGTAATTATTGTTGGTAACGTAGCACAAGCAACCCCAACTAATTTGACTGGTGTTTCTATTGCTGGTAATTTGACATACAACACAGCTTCATCGCCCACTGTAACTTTAACAAATACAAACATTAGCGGAACGGTTAGCAACTCAGGTGCAGGTACAGTCACGATCAGTACAAGCGCTAGTACTATTGGCACAGTCGGCACTCGGGTCGTTACTCGTCCTGTTACAGCCTTGACTTTGAATGGCTTAACAGCTGGCTCACAATTATATATAGCTAACGGCGCAGGTACACAGATTGCTTATGTTGCTTCTAGTGGAACAAGTTATACACTAGACACTACGGGTCAGACAGGAGTATGGACTTGGAAGGTAGCTCGGTATGGGTATACATCACAGACAGGCACTCACTCACCAGCTGTTGCTAGTACAACAGTTACAGTAACTCTATCTATTGATGTGTTTGTTACTCAAACTAACAAAGCTACAGTAATTGCTTATGAGTTCTTACCCAACATGGATACGCTGTACGACTATTCAGCATATTATGAGACAACTAACGCAGGTATGCCTTACCCAAGGATTATTACTAAGGCCGGTACTAACGCTTCCGCAGGTTCATATCCTGTAGAGCTAAATGATACAGGTGACTTGTTTGTTTTTAATGGTACATCACTATCAATCTGGACTGGAAATAGTCTTGTAGCTGGGACTACGATTACTGGTGCTTTGTTTAGTATTGGTAGTGTAACAATCCCTACTTTATTTAATAATACAGCTATTACGGCTAACGTTATACAACTTGTTCCAGGCGATCTGTCTGGTATGACTATTACAGGCAACTTAAGTTACAACAATAGTGATCCTTATGAATATACCTCAACCATTACTAACAGTACTATTACAGGTACAATTAGTAACATTGGAACTGCTCAAGTTAAAGTGATTAAAGCTGGTACTTCACCATTTTTTACGGCTGGTGCTAGAGTACGTGTTGTAGGTATAGCCACCTTTAGAACAGCTGATAACCTTGCTTTGTCTACTTATGTTACTAAAAACGGTGGCGTAGATTTGGGTTGGGTTGTGCAGGATACTGACAGAACTGTAGAGGTTTCAGCAGGAGATACATTTGCAGTGTATGCTGTAGCGTATGGATATCAACGAAAGCTGTATTATCCTGTAGCTTCAGACTTTAATACATTTACCACAGCATTAATTCCAGAGACTAACGTAGATACAACACTAAGTACTACTAATAGGAACTATATTGCAACACAGATAAGTACAGCCCTTGTTGGACAAGAGCTTGCCGTATCAGTAGGTGCGGACTTACGCGCTTATTCTCCAGCAGATGTGCTAAATGGATTGCACTACTACACAGTGGTGTATGGTTCATTGCCAGCACAGGTATCAATCTTGTCTGGAACTACTGCGGGCTTTGATATTATACCGGGTGGCGTTTACATATCGTCTCCTGCATTTTTCGCCAAAGTAAATGATTCAGTGACCAGTACAACAAATGTAGGTGTTTTAATTCCACTGTATTTTCAAGTGGCCGCATCTGTTTACATTGCCAATCCAAGTTACACGCCAGTGAAAAAGAATAGTTCAGGCATTATTTTGCAAACCGCACCTTGGACCCAACAAACAGCGGTTATCAGTGAAACAGACAAAACCAGCATCCGTAGTGGTTTAGCTTTAGAAGCTTCTGTAACTTCTGTAAAAAATAATACGAACTTAATCCCCGCATTGCTTTAAAACATAACAAGGATTAGACTAAAATGGAGCACAAACCAGACCTATGGGTTGTAGTTAAGTTTAATGAGGGGACTGACAATAAAGTCTATTACAAAGTTCTAGCCTCATGGCGTGGTGGCTATCTTTACAGTGACGCATGGCGTATGAACTCAGGTATTGTTAGAGCTGAAGAAGAAGGTGACTATATCCTGTTCCACGGTAAAAGCGGTTCTGTATATCACTGCCTTAAAAAGAGCTATGGTGCTTCGCCCTATGTAGTCGGCGTTCTGGGGCAAATGAGAGAAAAACAACCAGAGCTTAATATGACGGTAATGCCATTTAACACAAACTTCTTAGAGCTAAACTACGAATGATGTAGAGTAGCGCAAACTTAATCCTTGGATTGTTTTAAATTGTTGAAAAAGAATAGAAATTTTGCTATAACCGTTCTACAAGGTAATTATGAGAATTCTTGACAAACTAATGAGCAAAGACATGGGTCTTACGCAATCAGAGCGTGAGGACTTTGCTGCGACTACAAGCAAGTTAAAAGAAGAACTTATTGCAAAGTACAACGCTCAAACCGCCAAAGTAAAAGCCAAAGACGGCGTAGACGGCAAGAATGGCAAAGACGGTAAAGACGGTCGGGATGGTAGAGACGGTAGGAATGGCAGAGATGGCACTAATGGACTGCGTGGGCCGCAAGGTGAGCCAGGTAGAAACGGCATTGATGGCGCTGACGGCGTATCGGTAACTGACGCGCACATTGACTTTGATGGCAGTCTAATTATTGATCTGTCAACAGGCCGGTCGATCAATGTAGGCGAGGTGGTTTCTCAAGACTTAGAAGAACGCATCAAAATTGTTACCAGCGGCGGCGCGGGTAGTGGTGGTGGAGGTAGTGGAACGGTTACATCCGTAGCGGCTACAGCGGGTACTGGCATTAGTATTACTGGTAGCCCAATTACCACTTCAGGCACTTTAAACATTACAAATACAGCACCTGACCAAGTAGTTGCATTGACATCGGGAACGGGCATTAGTGCTACTGGTACTTACCCTAACTTTACCGTTACCAACACTGCACCAGATCAAACAGTAGCTTTGACGCAAGGTGGTACAACCACCATTACGGGCACTTACCCTAACTTCACAATTTCATCTGCTGACCAATACCAAGGCACTGTTACCTCGGTTACAGGAAGCTCTCCGGTTGTATCAAGTGGTGGAGCAACACCAGCTATTAGTTTGGCAACAGCATACGGCGATACGCTAAATCCTTACGCTAGCAAAACAGCTAACTTTGTTTTAGCTGCGCCTAACGGGTCTTCGGGTGTACCGACATTCCGCGCTATTGTTGCTTCTGATATTCCTACGCTAAACCAAAGCACTACAGGTTCTGCTGCAACGCTTACAACAGCCAGAAACATTTACGGAAACAGTTTTGATGGTTCTGCTGCATTAACTCAAGTAATTGCCTCTACTTTTGGAGGTACTGGTAATGGGTTTACCAAATTTACTGGTGCGACTACAACTGAAAAAACATACACATTACCCGATGCAAGTTCAACCATTGTTGTTCAAGGTGGAGCATTAGGTACTCCATCAAGCGGAACGCTAACCAATGCAACGGGACTGCCTTTGTCTACGGGTGTGTCAGGTGTGTTGTCAGAAACGAATGGCGGCACAGGCACAACCACTGGCTACTACGGTTTTAAGAACCGCATCATCAACGGCGCAATGGTGATCGACCAGAGGAACGCTGGGGCGAGTGGTACTGGATCATCTGTATATACAGTGGACAGATGGCAGTATTTGCCATCCCAAAGTTTAAAATTTACTTGGGGTCAAAATCTTGGTTCTGTTACACCACCAGTAGGATTTACAAACTATCTTGGTTTTTCTAGTTCTTCAGCTTATTCGGTTGGCGCTTCTGATTATTTTGTGGCGTGGCATCCAATTGAAGGTTTTAACACAGCAGATTTAGCTTTTGGTACTGCATCCGCAGCGACAATTACATTGTCTTTTTGGGTGCGTAGTTCTTTAACCGGAACTTTTGGAGGGGCGCTAAAAAACTCAGCTAGAAACCGAGCATATCCATTTACTTACACAATTAGTACATCAAACACATGGGAACAGAAATCTATCACAATTGCTGGTGATACATCTGGAACTTGGCTTACTACTAACGGCACTGGTATTTTAATTTCTATTGGTCTTGGTGTTGGTTCTACTTTGTCTGGAACTGCTGGTGCGTGGGGAGCTACTGACGCATTTTCAGCCACAGGCGCAACCAGCGTAGTCGGCACAAACGGAGCAACCTTCTACATCACAGGCGTACAGCTTGAAAAAGGCAGCACAGCCACATCGTTTGACTACCGGCCTTATGGGACGGAGTTGATGCTTTGCCAAAGGTATTATGAAAGTCAAACACTTAGCATTTATGTGCCTAGTGATGGTACAAACAATGTAGTTAGTGGTGGCTATATTAAAAAAAGAGCAACACCGACTGTAGTAGTGTCAGGTTTTATTCCAACAAACACCAATGTAACTGTTGATGGTTGGTCATCTTATAAAGCTGGAATAGCGTTTTTAACTGTTACTGGCATAACTGCTTCAGCGGAGTTATAAAATGTATAAACAATCTAAAAACATAGACGGTTCTGTTTCTAATAGTGTAATCCGCACAAGCGATGGTGCTTGCATACCATTTGACCCTGACAACACAGACTACCAAGACTTTTTGAAGTACCAAGCCGAAGGTGGCAAGGTCTATGGCGCAGACGAGGAAGTACCCAATGGGCAAACCTCTTAATAACCTACAAGGCTTTCGCTTTGGTAGCCTGACTGTTTTGCAGTTAGGTGAGAAGCAACGCCAGCACAATGGTGCTTGGTGGCTGTGCCTATGTGATTGCGGTACTCAAAAGAACATTCCTGCTACTGATATGGTTCAAGGCAAGATTAGTTCGTGTGGATGTGAACATACAAAGCGTATAGCCAAGTCAAACATCACGCATGGCATGAGCAAAACCCGCACATATAAATTGTGGGAAGCAATGCGTAATCGCTGTAATCGCATCAATCAAGACTATTCTTGCCGTGGAATTACTTATGATGAACGTTGGGATGCTTTTGAGAACTTCTTGGAAGACATGGGAGAAGTGCCAGATGGTCTTAGTCTTGACCGCATAGACTTCAATGGCAATTACCATAAGGCTAACTGCCGTTGGGCTACTCGTGAACAGCAAGCAAACAATACACGGGCTAACATTTTTATTGAATGGGATGGTAAACGCCAAACTCGTTCGCAATGGGAAAAGGAATTCGGTATGCGTCCAACAACTTTACGAACACGGATTAAGGCTGGATGGCCTATGGAACGAGCAATGAAACCATTAAAGTGGCTGGCAGAGGGCGACACGGTTTTACCGGCTGATGCACCATGATTGCGCTTTACATCCCCTTAATTGCCCTTGGCAGTTTTTATTTGTTATGGGTGCTGTACTTAGCCGTTATGAACCTAAAGCGCGTAAAAGACGCTGGCTTGCTATCGCCCCTAGCTTTAGCGCTTGGCTATCCGGTGTTTATCCTTGGTTATCTACTTGACATTCTTGTCAATATATTTGTAATGACATTTGTTATGCTGGAAATGCCAAAAGAATTTACCGTAACCGCAAGGCTTAAACGCCACAAAAACCAAAGCACAGGTTGGCGTTTGTCTGTAGCAAAATGGTTTGAACCATTGCTTGACCCCTTCGATCCTAGCGGCGATCATTTTTAGGAAAAACTATGCCACTTGATTCAGATTTGCAAAAGTACTACGAAAATCGGTTTGACTTGTTCTCACGCCAAGGATGGACTGACTTGATGGAAGATGTTGACAACATGCTTATTCCATTAAATAATGTTTCTACTATTCTTGATGAAAAAAGTTTACAATTCCGCAAAGGCGAGATTTCTATCCTTATTTGGCTAAAAACCCTTAAGGGGGTTAGCGAAAGAGCATACGAGGACTTGAATGAAAAGAATTTATGAATTTGTCTGCGATTGTGGACAACGCACTGAGTCACTGACTGATTATGAGACAGCCAGTATTCAGTGTACATGCGGAGGGCTTGCCCACCGTGTTATTAGCGCACCTTCAGTTAACTTGGAAGGGTGGTCGGGCGATTTTCCGTCTTCATGGCTGAAATTTGACCAAAAGCACCGTGAAAAGTTAAGTGCAGAGCGTAAAGCCAACTCATAAGCGTAAGCCGAGTTGAATTATCCTACAACCGTTTTGGCAGGAACACATTATGTTGATTAATAACGAACAAGAGCAGTTAGGTGAACTTGAAATCGAGGAGAAGAAATCTTCTGAACTTCCTGATAAATACAGGGAAAAAACTTTGGAAGAAGTTGTACGCATGCATCAAGAAGCTGAAAAGCTAATTGGTAAGCAAGCCCAAGAAGTGGGTGAAGTACGCAAACTCGCTGACGAGCTAATCAAACAAAACCTCAGTTCTAAACAGCAACAAGTAGAAACAGAACCGGAAGTTGACTTTTTTGAGAATCCTCAAAAGGCAGTTCAAGCAACGATTGATAAACATCCTGATGTTCTCGCAGCCCGACAAGCGGGTCTCGATTTCAAAAAGATGCAGATTCAACAAAAACTTAACGCAGAGCATCCTGACTACGCTCAAGTAGTTAACGATACTGGGTTTCAAGATTGGGTGAAATCTTCACCTATTCGCTTGGGACTTTATGCAAAAGCAGATGGTGAATTTGACTATGATTCGGCTAATGAATTGTTGTCTACTTACAAAGAATTGCGCGGTATCAAAGTTAAGGAATCGGAGAAGGCAAATACTGCCGCCCGAGACAAGACTATGAAAGCAGTGCAAGTTGATGTTGGTGGCTCTGGTGAGAGTTCAAAAAGGGTTTATCGAAGGGCTGACCTTATTCGTCTCAAAATGACTGATCCTTCGCGGTACGAGGCACTTAATGATGAAATTCTTTTGGCCTATAGCGAAGGAAGGGTCCGATAACAAAACGTGTACGATAATTTAACTTTTTTGGAGAATTAACATGGCATATCCTACCCCCGCAGTAACGAATACTACTGGAAACGTATTCATCCCTGAAATTTGGTCTGATGAGATCATTGCTGCTTACAAGAAAAATCTTGTGATGGCAAACCTTGTTATGAAAATGAACTTCAAGGGCAAAAAGGGCGACACCATTCACATCCCAGCGCCTACCCGTGGCTCTGCTTCGCTGAAAGTTGCTGAAACCGCAGTCACTTTGATTGCCGCAACTGAGCCTGAAGTCACAGTGTCGATTAACCGTCACTTTGAGTACTCACGCTTTATTGAGGACATCACTGAAGTGCAAGCTCTGGCCTCTATGCGCCAGTTCTACACTTCTGATGCTGGTTACGCATTGGGCCGCGCTGTTGACACTGACCTGATTCAATTGGGCCGTTCGTCTAACGGTGGTGCTGGTACTAACGCCTACGCTACTGGTGCTTTTGTTGGTGGTGACGGTACAACTGCTTATGTTGCTGCTAGCAACAATGAGTCAGCTTTGACCGACTCTGCCATTCGCCGCACCATTCAGCGTTTGGACGATAACGACACTGCAATGGACAACCGTTTCTTTGTCATCCCACCTTCTAGCCGTAACACGCTGATGGGTCTTGCCCGTTACACCGAGCAGGCTTTTGTGGGTAATGGCAATGCAATCCGCAATGGCGAAATCGGCAACCTGTACGGTATCCCTGTCTTTACCACTACCAATGCCGATACCACCTCTGGTAGCAACGCAGCCCGTGTGTGCTTGATGGGTCATCGTGACTCTATGGTTCTGGTTGAGCAAATGGGCGTTCGCTCACAGGTTCAGTACAAACAGGAACACCTGTCTACACTGTTTACCTCTGACACACTGTACGGTACTGCGCTTTTGCGTAGTGCAGCTACTGTCGGTGCTGCTCGTTCCGCATCGTTGTTTGCACTCGTAGTGCCAGCCTAAACCCAATCCCCCCAGAAATGGGGGGTATTACTTTTAAGGAGTTAAAAAATGGCTGCTGCAACCGCAATCACATCCCGCCGTGGTAATGACCAGTTCCGAGGTCTGTTTACAGATACTTGGGATGTTACTTGTACTCTGAATAGCGCATCTGTAGCTACTACCGCTACAGATACGGATACAGTAACAGTTCCAGGCGTAGCACTAGGTGATATGGTACTTGGTATGGCAGTTGGTGTAAGCGAGGCTGGCTTGGTTCGCCGCGCTTATGTCTCTGCTGCTAACACAGTTACTATCGTTACCTACAACCCAACGGCTTCCGCTGTTGACTTGGCATCTACAACTTTGCAATTGATAATTGCTCGTGCTGTAATCTAAGGACAAGGGGGCTAATAACCCCCTTTTTTGGAGTTTTTATGGCAACTTTTCGCTGCTTGCAATCTGGCAACACTGTAACCTTCACCCTTTTGCATGACATTGAAACAATGCGCGGACATCAAGGTTATGAACGTGTGGATGAAACCGAAAAGGTTGAGCCTGAAGTCAAACCTTTGCCAATGGTTGCACCGGCAAAGAAAATGGGTCGTCCCCCTAAAGAAAAGTAATTTAAGGAGCACATCATGCCAATGGTCGGAACAAAAGAATTTGCCTACACAGCTAAAGGCAAAAAAGAGGCTAAAGAGCAATCAATGAAAACGGGCAAGCCTGTTAAGTCATTGCCTGTTCGCGGTCAACGCACTGCAACAAACAAAGCCAAGCGAGGCAAATAATGTCTACTTTTCAACTTGACCCTAACCAAGTAGCCCTTGGCGTTGCTTCTTTAGGTGTAACGCAAGTCTTTACAGTTACTAACTCCAGTGTTCAGTCTACGGCTTTTGGCGCAAATACCACAATGGTTCGCGTATCTTGTTCATTGGGACATTGCCATTTTGCAATTGGCACTAACCCAACGGCTAGCATTACAACATCACCCATGATGCCCAATAACTTTTCTGAGATTATTCGGGTTACTCCTGGCCAAAAGATTGCCGTTATTAAAGATGCAGCAGTAACTTCTTCAACATTTTCTGTAACGGAATTGATATGAAACAAGGTCTCTATGCGGCGATTAACGCCAAACAAGCCCGTATAAAAGCTGGCTCTGGCGAAAAGATGAACAAGGTTGGTTCTAAGAACGCACCAACTAAACAAGACTTTATTAACTCTGCTAAAACAGCAAAGAAGAAAAAGAAATGAAAACTCCCGCTTATGCCCGAAAAGAAGGACAAAATGCCAAGGGTGGCTTGAACTCTAAGGGCAGGGCGGCGTACAATGCTGAAACTGGTGGCAATCTAAAAGCACCAGTAAAGAGTGGCGACAACCCTAGACGGGCCTCCTTTCTCGCACGGATGGGCAATATGCCTGGCCCAGAGATGAAGGACGGTAAGCCCACTCGCTTGCTGCTAAGTCTTAAGGCATGGGGCGCATCGTCCAAAGAGGATGCTAAATCTAAGGCCAAAGCGATCTCAGCAAGGAACAAAAGCAAATGACTTACCTTCAGCTTATTAATAACGTACTTGTTCGTTTGCGCGAGACTCAGGTTTCGACTAGCAACGAAACTTCGTACTCGTCTTTGATTGGCTTGTTTGTCAACGATGCTAAACGCGAGATTGAAGATGCTTTTGGCTGGAATGTGCTTGGTCAAACCATCACGATTTCTACGGTAGCTAGCACTTACATTTATTCCATGACCGGCGCTGGACAGAAGTTCCAAGTCCAAGACGCCATTAACACCACATCAAATATCCGTCTGCAAAACATTAGTTTTGTGGACATGAACCGCTATCAGAATTTTAACCCTCCGACTACAAACGGTATCCCTTACTACTACTCATTTGATGGGGTTGACGGTAATGGCGATACCAAGGTAGTTGTATTTCCCCGCCCTGATGGGGTCTACAACCTTCCGTTTTCAGTAACCGTACCCCAAGACACATTGACTGCGGACGGCACATCTGTGCTTGTTCCTGACTTCCTTGTTGTACAAAACGCCTACGCCCGTGCGCTGGTGGAGCGCGGTGAAGATGGTGGTTTGAGTTCGTCTGAGGCATATCGGCTTTATCGCGGCATGTTGTCTGATCAAATTGCATTGGAGGGCACTCGCTATCCAGAAAGCCAAGAGTTTGTTGCAACATGAGCCAAACTATCCAAACTGTCAGTATTTCAGCGCCTGGATTCTTTGGCCTAAATACTCAGGATTCGCCTTTAGATTTGGCGGCTGGCTTTGCGCTGGTTGCTACTAATTGCGTAATCGACCAGTTTGGACGCATTGGTTCCCGTAAGGGATGGGCAAGGGTTAACGCATCGTCTGGTGCTTTGGGTGCAAACGCACCTGGGGTTATCCATGAGCTAGTGCAGACTGACGGCACTCTGACAATCCTCTTTGCCGGTAACAACAAACTGTTTAAGCTGGATGGCAGTAATGCTGTAAGCGAATTGACCTATGGGGGTGGGGGTAGTGCTCCTACCATCACGGCTAGCAATTGGGCATGCGCTTCGCTTAACGGCATTACTTATTTCTTTCAAGCCGGACATGATCCACTGATCTTTGACCCTGCTGTGAGTACAACGACTTATAGGCGCGTAAGCGAAAAAACGGGGTACGCCGGTACTGTTCCTTCTGGCAACATCGTAATCAGCGCCTATGGCCGTTTATGGGTGTCTGACACGGCATCTGACAATACCACGGTCTTTTTCTCTGATTTGTTATCCGGTCACATTTGGACGGGTGGCAGTTCGGGTTCATTAAACATCAATCAGGTATGGCCTAACGGTGCGGACAACATTACCGGATTGGCAGCGCACAACAACTTCCTGATTATCTTTGGTCAGCGTCAGATTCTTGTCTATTCTGGTGCAAATACACCATCAACAATAACACTGGCAGACACGGTGGCGGGGATTGGCTGTATTGCAAGAGACTCTATTCAATCCACTGGCAAGGATGTCTTATTTTTGTCTAACTCCGGTGTAAGGTCATTTGCTCGCACTGTAATTGAAAAGTCTGTACCTATTGGCGATTTGTCAAAGAATGTACGTAGTGACTTCATGAACATTGTTTCCGGTGAAACATTGGCAAACATTAAAACCGTTTACTCTGAAACAGAAGCGTTTTATTTGGTAACTTTGCCTACCGTGAGAGAAGTTTATTGTTTTGATACCCGTGGACAACTACAAGACGGTTCGTTCAGAGTTACCACTTGGGACTCAATACAACCATCATGCTTACTGTCAAGGCGTAATGGCGATCTACTGCTAGGCAAAACAGGCTATGTAGCTAAGTACACCGGCGCTCAAGATGACACCTCATCGTATCGGTTGATGTACTTTACCAACCACGCTGATCTGGGCAATGCCAACATTACTTCGCTGCTTAAGCGGTTGAAAGTAATTGTGATTGGCGGCACAAACCAGTTTGTAACGATCAAGTGGGGTTTTGACTTTAGCACTAATTATTTGTCAACAAACGCCAAAATCCCGACTCAAAAGGTTGCCGAGTACGGACTTGCAGAGTATGGCGCTAATGCTACGGTAATTGCTGAATACGCTAACGGGGTTGCTTTACAAGTTTTAAGCGTACCAGCTTCAGGTAGCGGTAAAATAGTCCAAACAGGTTATGAATCAAATATCAACGGTACACCGTTATCGATTCAACGCATTGAAATTCAGTCAAAAGACGGCAAAACGGTATAAAACAAGGGGAATATCTTGAGTAATTATGTACAGAGCACGAATTTCGCTACTAAAGACGCACTTACTTCTGGCGATCCGCTAAAGATTGTCAAAGGTACGGAGATTAACACTGAGTTTGTCAACATTGCTGTAGCCGTTGCAACTAAGGCTGACTTGGCTAGCCCCACTTTTACTGGAACACCCGCTGCGCCAACTGCTTCAGCAGGTAATAACAGCACTCAAATTGCTACCACTGCTTATATAGATGCTGCAATTACAGCGGTTAAAGCTGCACTTTTCCCAGTAGGCTCAATCTACACTAACGCAACAAACGCAACAAACCCTGGCACTTTGCTAGGCTTTGGTACTTGGACAGCCTTTGGTGCTGGCCGAGTCATGGTCGGCTTTGACTCTGGCAACGCTTTATTTGACACTGCCGAAGAAACTGGTGGTAGCGCTAATGCGGTTGTGGTAAGTCACACCCATAGTTTTAGCGCAACAACAGCCGGTAGCGGATCACACAATCACACTGTCAGTGGTACAAATAGTGTAACTGGTGATGGAAATAGTTTTGACAGTTCCTCAGCCACGCAAACAAATTCAGTTACCACATCAACAATTGGTGATCACACTCATGGTATATCAGGTACCACTGACTCTACAGGTTCCAGCGGTACAAACGCTAACTATCAGCCTTACATTACAGTTTATTTGTGGAAACGCACAGCATGATTAAGCACCACTTTAGCGATGGTTTGTATGCCAAAGAAATGCGGTTTAACGCAGGCGAAGCTATCCTAAAGCATACGCACAGCTTTAGCCATTTGTCGATTCTTGCCCAAGGTAAAGTTGCGGTAATGAAGGGTGAACAAATAGAAGTTATTGAAGCACCGGCTTGCATTGAAATTAAAGCTGGATTGACGCATGGAGTTAAAGCAATTACGGATTGCGTTTGGTTTTGTATACACGCCACTGACGAAAAAGACCCGTCAAAAGTGGACAAAATTTTGATTGGAGATTGATATGCCAGCAATGATTGCATCAGCAGGTGCTAGTTTACTTGGTGGATTTTTGCAAGGTAAATCCGCTGAACGCGCAGCTCGTACACAAGCAGACGCACAGCGAGATGCAGCACGAATAGCTGCGGAAGAATCGCGCTTTCGCCCTGTCGGAATTACGACACGCTTTGGTCAATCTAATTTTCAGACTGATGCAAATGGTCGGGTTATCGGTGCTGGTTACCAACTAGACCCCGCCCTTCGTGCTTATCAAGACAGGTTTATGGGGTTGGCTGGTGGCGGTCTTTCTCAAGCAGAACAGGCTCAACAACAGTTTGCACCATTGCAACAAGGCGCTCAAGGTTTGTTTGGCCTTGGCAATCAATACCTAGCTGAGTCACCACAACAAGCTGCACAGCGCTACATGGCAAGTCAACAAGAGTTGCTAGCCCCAAGCCGTGAGCGAGAAATGGCGCAACTGCAAACCCGTTTGTTTAACACTGGTCGAGGTGGTTTGTCTGTAGGTGCTACGGGCGCTCGTCCTAGCGGTGCAGGTGGTCTAGGTGCTGCTAGTCCTGAACTAGAAGCCTATTACAACGCAATAGCCCAACAAGATGCTCAACTAGCTGCTCAAGCTACTCAGGGTGGTATGGATCAGGCTCGGTTTGGCGCTGGTTTGCTAGGCACTGGCGGCAATCTAATGACTCAAGGTTATCAAGGTCAAGCGGCGGCTCTTAGCCCATACGAGGCTTATCTAAATCAAATGAAACAGCTTGAAGCACTTGGTCTGCAGTCTTTGGATATTGGGTCAGGCATAGGCGCAAAAGTAGCTAATCCAAGTGGCGGTCAATATTTGTATGGTGGTGGCATGGGTGCGGCGCAAACAATGGGCGCAGCTAATGCCTACAACCCATTTGCTACTGCCCTGACACAAGCAAGCCAGAATCCGGCCTTCCAGCAAGGTATTGGCAACTTATTTGGCAGACCTAACTACAACTATGGCGCATTTGGCGGCGGTAGCGCTACATTTGGTGAAGGACAGTACTAACATGGCTGAAATCGTTAACACCTTATTTGGCGTAACGCCAGAGTCCTATCGTCAAGCCCAACAGCAACAAGCCGATGCACAGGCTTTGCAATACGCCAAGCTCGACCCTTTCCAACAAGCCAATTACTCTATCGGCCGTGGAGCTAACATGCTTGGCGGTGCTATTGGCGGTGCTTTAGGTGGACAAGACCCTGAGTTGCAAAGGATTACAAGGCGACAGCAAATAGCGGGGCAGATTGACTACAACGACGATGAGTCTGTCAAACGGGCTATTGTTGAGTTATCACAATCTGGTGATAGCCAAGGCGCAATGCAATTGCAACAAATATATCTAAACCAAGCAAAGACTCGCGCAGAAATATCTAAAGCCCAAAGAGAACGCCAAGCGGCTGATCCGTTTGAACAACTTGTTCGCACAGGAAAGTACACGCCAGCAAGTTTAGCTGTATATCGCCAAAGCGGCGACGTTAGCCAGCTAGAGTTGTTGGAAAAAACCAAAGATGATGTTGTTGTTGTTGGCAATGCTTTGGTTTCTAAATCAACGGGACAGCCAATTTATGAAGGCTCAAAGCCTGATAAGTTTTCGGCTTTTGCACAAGAGCTTATTGACGCCGGTTTAACACCTGGCACTGAACCGTTCCAAAACCGAATGCTTGAATACGTCACGGGTAAAACTAAAGGCGCGGCTAAAGGCACTGGCAACGTAATAATTGGCGGTATCACTGTTGATACTGGTGAAGCGGCTAAAAAAGCTGGTGGAATAATTGGTACAAACGTAGCTAACATTGAACAACAATATAATTTGCAAACCGCTTATAAAGACGCTCTAACCATATTGAATCAAGGCATTTATGGTGGCGCGTATGGTCCAGAAAAACAGTTTTTAGCTAAATTTGTTGGCGTGGGTGACCCGAAAAAGGTACAGAATACCGAGGTTTTCTTAGCCAACATTGGCGAGATTGTCATTCCTAGGCTAGTGCAGTTTGGCGGTAACGACTCTAACGAAGAACTTAAGTACTTGCAAAAAGTGGTTGCTGGCGATCAGCGTCTTGAGCCAGAGGCTATAAAACGCATTCTTATCAGCGCAGAAAAGAAAGTGCAAAACAACATTAAGCGCTTGAGTCTGCAAACCCAAGCGGCTGAAGGCGGGACTAAGTTGCCAATTGCCCCTATTACACCTCCGGCTCAAACGCCAACAAAACGATGGAACCCTCAAACGCGCAAACTTGAAACAGTAACTGGAGAGTAATATGCCTACTTATGTTCAAGTTGGAAAAGATGTAGTTGAGTTTCCTGATGGAATGTCTGATGCTCAAATAGAGCAAGCTATTGCCGGAAGCGCCCCACAAGCTACACCTCCGTCTTCAGGTTTTATGATGGGGCTAAAAGACCCTATAACCGGCGGCGCACAATTGTTGCCCCGTGCGTTAGCTGGCGTAACAAGTTTGGGCGGTATAGCTCCTAACCCCGTTAGCCAGTTCTTTACTGAAGAAGCCAAGCGAGTTGACGAAATGGCGCGGATGGAAGAACAAGCCTATCAAGCACAGCGCCAAGCGCAAGGCGGGTCAGGCTTTGATCCGGCGCGTTTAGCTGGCAATATCTTGAATCCGGCTAGCATTGTTCCGGCTACGCGAGTTGGGCAATTGGCTCGCGCTAGAGGTGCAAATACGGTAGGCCAAGCCGCAGCAGCGGGTGCTGTTGGCGGTGCAATGCAACCTGTAGTTGGTGAAGGCGACTTTGGTGGGCAAAAAACAGAACAAGTTGTTTTGGGTGGTGTTACTGGGCCTATCGGGCAGAAGGTTGTTGCCGGTGCTGGGCGCGTACTAAACCCGTTGGTTTCCAAAGCAGAAAAGACAATGCGTGACCTTGGCATTACGCCAACAACAGGCCAAACATTAGGCGGTCAGTTTAAAACGCTTGAAGAATTTGCACAAAACTTGCCTTTAATTGGCTCAAGCATTGAAAACGCTCGCCAGCGTGTACTGTTTGATTTCAATAAAGGTGTTATCAATAAGGCATTGGGCAAAATA